CGCTTTCGAGGTAACCCCCCCCACCAATGATGGTGTACTGGGTCCTCCATGGTAACTTACCATGAGAAGTCTATCATCACTTTACTATACAACCCTTTCGAGGTTTTAAAGGAGCTGTCATGTTAATATTTCAAACAGATCAACACCAAGATATAGTGAGACAATTAGTAGAAATTAGTTCCATCTGCTCCGGTCATTGGGATTAAATCGCGATGGGTTTGCATAATTGCAAAATCCAACTTACGATAAAATTTTCCAAAGTCTTTGGCAGCTTCCCTGTTGTTCCGCGTACCCCAATCAAGGAGTGCGGGAACAATCTGAGGGCTTCTATCTGCAATCATCTTAATATCATCCCAGCTGCCAGGTCTATTTTGGAATAGAAAGGCAGTTTCTTCTAGTATTTCAGACTCAGTCTTAACGACTGAGATGTAGTACAAGTATAAACCCGGGTTAATAGGTAAAGATAACAGCTCAAGTAATCTAAGAGCTCTGCTTTTAACTCCGGTAATTCGAGTAATATTCTTTAAGAATTTTTCCTCTAGTTTCCGGTTAGTTCGCACTTTATCACGTAACTCCGTAACAAGAGTCTGTAACAGACCATTGTAAAAGGAGTAACGTATAAGTAAAGGGTCATTCATCTCACCATAGGAACACCAACTCAACACTCTCGTGTCTAGTTGGCCTGTGGGATGGAAACACCCAGTTAAGCCGAACATAGTGTTTAAAGCTAAAGCCATGTGCGAGGAATAAGTTCCTGGCAGCTTTGGCAATAGATTCAACAAATGGCCAGAAGTATCGAAATAACCTTTATGGTGAGCTTCATACAATAGACTACCTAATGCTCCGGGATTTCGGCTACAGTTCAGGATATTACCTGGACCTAGCGGAGAAATCTCGCCATAAGGTGTAAGCCAACGTTTCGCAAATTCAACTACATCATAAGATATAATTGACTTGCTAGGATTGATACCTACACCAAGTGAGGACATCAGTTCCTGGTAGTGAGCGGCAACTCTATCATTATTAATAACGATATCGTCACCGAGTACGCAGTACTGTCTGAAAGTGTTAACACTGAAGCCAGCTCTTATTGCAGCAATTTGTACTATAACATGATGTGTTACAGCCAACATTCCCCAACTCGAGTAGGCACCCATAGGTTGACCAACAGCGTATTTCACAAAAGCCTCTTTCCAGAGGATATTTGATGGAATACCTACCAGCTGATTAATTTTGAACTTATCACTAAGTTTAAAAAGATCACCTGATATTGACCATTGGAAGTTCAATAACTCGGACCACAAGTCTCCTCTAACGCCTAAGGCATTTAGTATATCCACTTGTAGGGTAATAGGAAGACGATCGGTTGCCGATGATAAATCAAAACATGAGAACTTGTATCGAGGATCTCTATCTTTGTATAAACGAAGAAGAGGTTTCCCTTGATCAAAAGTCCCATCAACGTCACTCCATTTACGGAGCGAGGCGAAGATGCTTTCATGTAATGGTTTCAAAGCAAGTTGGATCCACCAGTTTGTTATTGCAACAACTCTGGCTTTTCCAGCTTGATCATAGACAGTCGACAGTTTCCCCATTCTTAACGGGTTTACCATTCCACAAATTCTAAGGATGAAATAAAGCGGACCATTTACTATGATAATAGTAATGAACACAGCTAAATACCAGTAGCTTTTAGTAACTAGCGCAATTTTAACAAAAGTTATAAATTGCCGAGGATACTCTAGAAACGCTAACGCGTCAAGAGAGGCTCCCCAAGTTGCAAATTTGCTATTAGGTCCTGAGGATTCGGAAATGAAACCTTTAAAGATTGAAAATTTAACCTTCAAATTCAGTTTGTTTAAAGCTTTACGTATGATTAAGTAATCACACGTACGCGTTAAGCCATCAAAAGGAGCAATTATGCTATCTAATGACGGTTTAACAGGTACTTTAAACACACGGAAAACGGAAAGTACACAAAGTGTAACTCTCACTATATTCACATTCTTGTCGGGATTGTTTAGATCTCGACGTATAAGAAGAGGAATTATAGTGGGAAGGCCGGAGAAGTCTCGTTTAACCCGAGGAATAGAATTATTCCAAGAAGTTTCCGGTTGACCTCCTAGTGCACGTATTGTCAGTCTTAAAACCTCTTTCATATAGAGAAAGGTAAAAGACCAACCATTGGTTCCAACCAATGCTACGATACGACTATTTAGCAGTTTAAGGGACTTAAGACTACCACTTGTACCCGTGATAATAGATGGTAATTTGTAAAAAGAGTGTAACTCAGAAAGAGTTATCCATTCTTTACGCACTACCTTCGATTGCCGCAATGTATTAAGTATATTAAATATTTTAGTAGCTTAATTATTATGGTAATCCCATTATACGTTCTTTCATTTGGTCGTTAACCGAGCTGCTAACACAGTTATTACGTACAAAGTTGCGACACTCTGTAATGATACGCTTAGTATAATAGAGCGGTCATCACCGCCATAGCACATACAATTATAATGATAAGTTATAATTTGACTTGACCAAGGATTGCTCCTTAGGAGGTTAGTGTGGGCTTATATGCAAAAGCATCGAGAATCCGTTCTTTCGAGGGATCTGTAGCTAGTTATGTCGTA